AAGTCAAGTTCATTATATCATCTATATGGTAATAATGTAGAGTTTATTTCAGTCGATCAGCCACAACGGGTGAGAGGTCGTAAAAGAGATGTTCTATTTCTTAACGAATGTAATGAATTTGGATTTGAGGAATATACACAATTAGCATTAAGAACAACCTACAAGATAATAATTGACTTCAATCCATCAGAACAATATCATTGGTTATATACACAAATAATTGATGCAGATAGAGATGATGTGGACTTTCACGTTTCAACATATAAAGACAATCCATTTTTAGAACAATCTACAATATCAGAAATAGAAAGACTAAAAGAAGTGGATGAAAACTTATGGCGGGTATTTGGCGAGGGGCAACGTGGGGTGGCTACTGAAACCATTTTCCCGTCATTTAACATAATAGACACCATTCCAGAAAATGCTTCTGAAATAGCATTAGGGTTAGACTTTGGATTTAGTGCTGATCCAACATCATTAGTTAAAATATATAAGCATGATTTAGATTTATATATTGACGAACTGATTTATGAAAAGGGTTTGACTAATCAAGATATTGCACATAGAATCAAAGACTTAGGAATTGATAGAAGTATAGAGATTTACGCAGATAGTGCCGAGCCAAAGAGTATACACGAAATCTTTTTAATGGGTGGCATTAATATAAAACCTGCTAAAAAAGGTGCAGACAGTATTCGTATTGGAATAGACGTTCTAAAAAGACATAAGCTAAATATAACTAAGCGAAGCGTTAACGCAATAAAAGAATTTAGAAACTATAAGTGGATCAAAAACAAGAATAACGAAATAACAAACAAACCAATAGATGCTTTCAATCATGCAGTTGATGCAGTTAGATACGTTGCATTAAATAAGCTGATGGTGTCTTATTCTGGGAAATATTATATATCGTAAAGACAAATAATAACAATTTATATTTATTAATGATGAAAGAGGTTAAATTAACAATCCCTGACAAGTGGTCAGATATAACAATAGAAACTTATCAAAAGTATGTAGAAATACAACAAGGCAAAGGAAGTGAGAAAAACAAGGTTATAAAGAGCTTGGCGTTATTATGTAACACAACACCCTTTGTAGTAAAGAAAATGAATTACAAGGACTTATTAGAGATAATGGGCATAATTAAAACAATGATAGACACAGAACCAAACAAAGAAGAATTTAGAAAGACATTTATGTTTAAGAAAGAAAAGTATGGTTTTGTTCCCAATCTTTCAGGAATAACAACAGGCGAATATATTGACCTTGAAACATATTGTAAGGAGCCAATAGAAAACCTGCATACTATTATGTCTATTTTGTATCGTAAGATCACATTTGAAAGGAACGAAAGATATGCTATTGAAAGCTATAATCCTGATGATTTCAAAGAAGAACTATTCAAGGAATGTCCGATGGATATAGCGTTAAGTTCGTTAGGTTTTTTTTTGACTTTAGGAGAAAGATTGGCGATGACTTCGCACAACTTTTTACAACAACAGGAAATGAAACAACAAAAGGTGTGAGTATGCAAAGCAAATGGGGATGGTATAACATACTTTATTCATTAGCTAATAACATCTTAGACATAGAAAAAATTACAAGATTGCCGATCTTAGAAACGCTAACTTATTTAGCATATACACAAGATCACAATAATAAACAAAGAAACAATTATGATAACATTTAGAAATGTAGTTGGATATTTAGAAACAATAGCAGAAAAACACTTTGAGATTAATAGTTTTCATTCTGGGCAATTAGATGAAGTTGATCTTAATAAACTTGGTGCGACTGATTATGTTATCCTATATGCCGAGCCTGGAACAGTTATTGTTGATAAAGGTGTTTTAACTTATAACTTCTCAATATATGTAATGGACATGATTAATGAAGAAATTGGTGATGATCCTAATAGACAACGTGTTGGACGAGTAGACACATATTCAGAAACGCTAAACATTATGCAAGATGTTATTAACGAATTTCATCAAAACTTGCACCCCGATTTAAGTTGGGTTAATAGTGACGTTGTTTTAAGTTTACCTATTAATGCTGAACCATTTACGGCACGATTTGATAACACATTAACAGGGTGGACTGCAAACCTAAGCGTTCAAGTTCCTAATCAAAACAATCTATGTATTGTCCCAATAGATCCTAACGATTAATGCAGTTTAAAAATACCATACAAGCAATGCAGAAACTTGGTGGCGATGTTGTCAGCGAGGGTAGGTCTATTCTGAAAAAGAAGAAGAAGCAAACACGACAAAACACATTATATAATGACTATGACTATTTAGTAACAGCATCAGATTCATCAGTAACATTAGAATTTGAATTTGGTGGTGCAGAAGATTATTGGGCGTTTGTTGACGAGGGTGTTAGAGGTGCAGGTGGTTATAAGGGAAGTGGTAAAATGCGAGGGCAGGGAAGTCCGTTTAAGTTTTCAACTAAGATGCCGCCAAGAAAACCACTAATTGATTGGATTAGAAACAAACCAATAAAAGGCAGAGATAAAAAAGGAAGATTTATAACAAATAAAAGTCTGGGGTTTTTAATACAAAGAGCAATATATCAAAGAGGATTAACCAGAACACAATTTTTCAGTAAACCATTTACAGATGAATTAAAAAAACAAATAGATAAAATAACAGAAGCATTTGGTGATGACTTAGAATTATCATTAGAAACAATAATAAAATAAATAAACTATGGGAATCGGAAGTATATCGTTTGAACAAGAACCAACAAACACAGTAGACAAAGTCCCTGTAATAACTAATTGGAATCCTATGATTGGATATATGTTGTTTCAAGACGATATATCTGGTCTGTTTTATTTTAGACTAATTTTAGAGGTTAGACTTGATGATGCTTCGGGAACATTAATTGCTAAAATAAAGCAAAGAAGAAATGGTTATTCACCTGACAATAATGGTGCAACACAAAGGGCAAGAGCATTTTTTGATTTAAGAGAAATTATTAATTCTCAATTAGTTGACACAGTATTCGATCAAAACCAAACAGGAATCCCATTTCAAACCATTCATAAAATAGGTGTTAATGTTCCTGCCGAACCTTTCAGTTTTAATGGTGACAATAGAACAGATGAAACACAGGCACAAACAATCTATGTAAAAGCATATCAACAATATAGTAGTTCAGTAACAGCTATCCCATCAGAAGAAACAACGCCAACAGTAAATGACACATTAATCTATATTCCTGCATCATTGCCTTTATTAACTGCAAGGGATACTGATTCTGATTATATACAAGGAACAGCGTTTCAAGCATATCAAGCGAGTAATGCAGCAGACTTATTTTTAAGCGATGTAAAAGACGGAACAGGAGATTATAACATTTCAGGTCGAATTAATTATATCCAAGATACAGATTATCACACAATTGCCTTTTTAAATGATTACACTAATTTTACAAGTGATTTAGATTATATTCAAATCGCATATTATAATTCAAGCAATGTGCTTATTAATGACGCTGAATATATTGCTAATATAACAGCGAATGGTGGAATACCACCTAATGACGGCAGTTTAACTGATGCAGGGCGTTTGTTGTATTTTGGTTGTGGTGCAGGTAACCTAGAAGCACAAAGCGACAACACAGATGCAAGACCATCAAATAATTCAGGGTGGGCATATTATACAATTAGAGGCACAAGCACAACTAACGTTGATCCAACAGCGGCAACCTTTGAAACAGCACCTTATTATTTTATAAAACAAGATGGAAGCTGTAAAGGGTTTAAGGTTAGAAGATTAGCGTGGCGCAATAGTTTAGGGTGTTATGATTACTTTAATTTTAAAATGAAGTCAACACAGACGATAGAAGTGACTCGAAACAATTACAATACTATTATGGGACGTTTTAACGCATCTAAATGGTATTATAATAACACTATGCGAGGTAAGAGAACAAGGGAAGTAACAGCCGTTTTAAAAGAAACATTAAATACAGATTGGATCACAGAAGAACAAGCATATTTATTAGAAAAGCTAATAATGTCAACAGATGTCTATGTTGTTGAAAATGCTGACACAGAATTTACGCAAGGCGTTATAGTAACTGATTCATCTATTGTTAAAAAAACAGTTGCAAATGACAAAATGATTCAATATACAATTCAAATAGAATACGCTAACAATGTAAATACAAATAGCTAATGAAAGTTCGTTTAGTAGCATACAGACCTGCGACAACATCTGACACCGCAGATAGCACATTCCAATTGGATTTGCAAGAAGAACCGAACATATCTTTAAATTTTCAGTTCTCAGATATTAAAGAACCTGACACCAGAAAATCAAGTTATTCGCAAACTTTCAAATTGCCGTTTACAGATAATAACCATCAATTCTTTCAAGATTGGTATAATGTAAACATCGACACCTTAGTCTACAATACAAGAACAAAATTCAATGCAACATTATATGTGGGAACTGTTCCACAATTCGAGGGATCATTGCAATTAAAAGCTGTCTATCAAAAGGCGCAAGTTTATGAAGTTGTATTAATGTCTAATACTGCCGATCTATTTAGCGTTATCGGTGAAAACAAATTAAGAGATACTTTAAGAAATGATGACGGCACATTTAGTGCAGAACTAAATCATACTTTTAATGAAACGCAATTCGTTAATTCGTGGAATGGCGGTAGTAGTGCGTTTGTAAATGCGGCAGGAACATCATTAAGAGATACTGATGTTGATGTTCAAAAAGTTATGTATCCACTATCGGTAACACAACCTGAGTTTTATTGGGAAGAAGATTCTGCCCAATTCTTAGATATGACAGCTTCTGATGTCACAGCCTTAGGTGTTGTCGATGCTTTTCAATATATGGTATCTCTTTTACAATTTAGACCTGCAATTCAAATAAAGACATTATTAAAACTAATTATTGCAAGAGCGGGATTCTCCTATACTTCTTCATTTATTGATGGTGCTTATTTCGGTAAAGTCTATATGACAACAGGAAACCATTTAGGAGAAAGCACATTGCCGACAGTCAACACCGATAGCACAAACTTTGCAGGCAATGTTAATGCAGGAAATACTGCATCTTGGGGGATTTATGGAACGAGTTATTTTCCAACAGGTGACTGTGTAGAATTGCCACCACAAAAATTAGAAGCTAATTCAGATTGCGTAGACACGCAGAATCAATGGAATACAACCTATGATTATTTCACAAAAAGTCACCCGACACAAACACAATTAATAGCACGGCACAGAGTAACGCATAGCAACATAACAGGGTGCTCAAGTGGTGAACCAATGTTATTTGATGCTTATTTAGAGGGTTGGAACACCACAACAAATGCACCCATTACAACCGAAGTATGGGATTCAATAATTGGAATAGAAATAGGAAATTCAGGCTCACAGTATTTCCACACTTTTGATTTAACCGATGTCCCTTTAAATTATTCTTTTCGCATTATGCTTAGAGGTTACGCTATGAAAAGAGTTGGCGGAGAACCGACAGCTTCATTCACGTTTGGTGGTCAAGCACCATCTTCTTTTTCTTGTAATGGGAACGACAGATACAGTCAAGTGTCTTGCACGTGGGACAATTATTCACTTGGACTTTATGATTCAGTAGTTAATATGCCGATGTGTATTGATCCAGAAATAACGCAAAAAGAATTTTTAAAAGATATTATACAAAGGTTCAATCTGGTAATATTATCTGATCCAGATGACTCGACTAATCTATTAATTGAGCCATATAACGATTTCTTAGCAGATAGTAGCATTAAAGATTGGACAAAAAAATTAGACTTATCAAAAGAGGTGGTTGTTAAAGACACAACATCACTACAAAAAAAGAGTGTTAAATTGACTGACTTAGAAGATATTGATTTAGCCAATAAATCATTCAAAGAAAAATATCCTAATATAAACGTATATGGTCACGCAACTATTGAGGTAACTAACAATCAATTTGCAACAGGTGAATTAACAAATGATCCAATATTCAGTCCGTATATAAATAACAGAGTCTACATTAGTGAAGAACAATGGCTAGAACCATATCCACAAAATATGGTGGTTCAATATGAATTAAGCTACGAAAGAGATGATGACGGAACTAAAATCCCCGTTACAAGTGCGGAAACAAAACCAAAATTATTTTGGTATAATGGATTAGCCACAACAGTCAAAAATTCTAATGACGATACAATAACATACAATCTACATCATCAACCTGTAGCAGGTCAAGCGATAAGCACAGTAGGATTCACGACCTACCCTGTTTGCACACCATACGATATAACGCCATCATCTGATGCGTATACATTGTCACCAACAAATAAGAGCTTATATTGGTGGTCTAATCCACCTATCACGCAATCAGATATTTTTAATTTCTCTGCAAATAATGGAACTTGGGGGTCTAACACATTATATGGTCTTTATTGGAAACCGTATTTAGACAATATCTATAATACTGATGCACGAATAATGGAATGTCATTTGAACTTAAGCGAAGTTGATATATTTAACTTTAAGTTCAATGATGAAATTTTTATAAAAGAAACTTATTGGCGAATCTTAGATATATCGAATTATCAAGTTGGACAAAAAGCGTCAACAAAAGTCACATTATTGAAAGTTATTGATTCTCTGAATAATTGTGCAGACTGCAATCAAGTTCCCGGTTATCTTAATGGATCAAATATATATAATGAAATGTTCTTTTTATGGTGTCCTGAGGGAACGCCAAATTGCACACCATCAATTCCAAGTAGTTTGTATACAAGTCCTGAATGTTGCGAATGTCAAGGCGGTGAACCTTTAATAATAGGAAGCGAACAAGGGAACGCATTATATGCTTGTCAATTAGCAGGAAGTTTGCCGTTGGTTGTGCAAAATCAAATTAATCTAACAAGCATCTTGGGACTTGGAACGGTAAGAAGTGTAATGTCAGACACATTAGGTGGTTTGAATAATCCACTTATACAAGGAATTGACAATAACAAATACAGTAGGAATATATTGCCGTCTTATGGTGATGATATGATTATCAAATATAAAAGTAAAAGAAAATCCGCACCACAATTACAAGGCGAATCGCATAGAATTGTATTGACAGGAAACACGTCAGGAAATACAAAATCTTATGCTTATCCTCAGGGGTCGTTAAATAGCAAACCTTTATTAATACCTGTAAACACAAATTGCATTATTAAAGTAAAAGGTGTTTCAACTGTAATTAGTAGCACAAGTTCAACGTATCCATTAGGATCAACAGAGGGTTTTGCATATTACACAGCCTTTAAAAGCACAGTAGATGGTGTAACGCAATTGGGGACAGCAGGGGGAACAGCAGAATTTAGTTTAAAAGAAAGTGGATTAATTTCTGTTTGCACATTATATATTGATATAGTTGATGGTGTATTAAGATTCGGAATAACCGATAGTCAAACAGATACTAAAAGAATATGGGAATTAACAGTTGATCTTGATGTCAATAGAATACCATATTTTGCATTAGGATATGATGAAAATTTCGCCTTATTTCAAAATGGAGATTATATACTATTTGAAAACGGAGACATATTAATATGGAATTAAAAAAATACATAGAAAGCATAACAAAGGTAATAATACCTAGCATAGACCATTTGCAATTAGTGGAATACAAAGACAAGGAATTAGATTTCGCTTATGGTATGCAGGAATACCACACAAGTTTTAAAAGAATGTTTAAACAAATAATAAGAATCATATGGCGGTAGATAAAACCATTAAAATAAATGTTGATGCTAAAGACGGTATCAAGCAAGTGGATCAATTAAAGAAAGGCGTAAAAGATACGTCAACGGCGGCGTCAGGGACTAAGGGTGCATTTAGCAAAATGACCACAGGCGTTAAAGGTTTAGGCGTAGCATTTAAAGCAATGGGAATCGGTCTTATTGTTGCCGCGTTTGTTAAATTAAAAGACATATTTACTGGTAACATAGAAACCGCAAGAAGATTTGAAAGAATCTCGGCACAAGTAAGTGCCGCTTTTGATGTTTTAAGAGATAGAACGGAAAATTTTATAAAAGCATTAATTGACTTAAAAAATCCATTCAAGGCATTTAAAGATTCATTTACGGGAACACGAAAAGAGATAAAAGAAGAAACAAAAGCAATAGATGAATTGACAATAGCCTTGCAAAAAGTTAGAGATGAAGAACGAGAAATGACTGTTGAAAGAGCAAAGGCAAATAAGATAATTGCTCAATCAAGGTTGTTAGCAGAAGATGAAACTAAAACAATGCAAGAGAGATTGATTGCTTTAAAGGCAGCAATTGCAGAAGAAAAACGGGTTGCTGATTTAGAGCTACAAACACAAGCTAAAAGAGTAAAAGCGTTACAGGAAATAATTGATCTCGGTAAATCAAGTGAAGAAGATTTAATTGAATTGGAAAATGAAAGGGCAAAATTGATAGATTTGCAAACTGCATCGATATTAAAACAAAAA